TTTTATCTCTTGCTTGAGTTGCGCCTTCATATATAGGGTTTCTACGTATGCCATTGAGGTCACTCCAACAATTATGCATATCGCCACTCCTATCAATATCCAGTAGACCAGCTTCGTAGTTGCCACATGAACCACCCAAAAAACATTGATATAAACACAACTGCGACCCCACCACTTATCAGCCCAATCAGTTCAATCTCTTCTCGCTCTTGCTTCCACCTTGCCAGCCTTGCCCTACGAATCATCTCAGACCTAGCCCACTCCTGCTCACGTTCAATCTGTGCGTACATCTTTAGGAATCGGCTATAGATTGCCTTCAACTCTGCGGGCGCATACACAGTCATCTGCTCCCTAATCTGTTCTCCCAACTTCTCTAACTGCAACTCAACTAGCGCACGCTCTATGGCTTTTTTGCTGGTGTTCTGGGCTGGGTCATAGTTAGTCTTTGATGTCTCCTCTAGTTCAAGGTAGTAGTTCTGGAGTTGTTGTTGGATGTCAAAGAACTCGCCCAACTGTTTGCCAACATCGCTGATGAGTTTGAGTTCAAGTTCTTCATAGGACTGTTGCTTGGCTGCGGCTTTCTTTTGCGCCACAGGCTTGGGCGTTTCTGGCTTGGCTGGTTTACTAACAAATAGACCAATGAACCAATCAAAAATTCCTTTGATTGCCTTGACATCTCCGATGACCTGCTCTGCCGTCTTCTTTGCGCCCTCAAGTTCCATGCGGCCTTCATGCAAGAGAGCGCATCCCTGCTTGATGAAGCCAACGGCAGTCTGAGCCGCGAGGAGGAGAGTGAAGGGGTCCACATTTTAGGCAGTGCGGTTCCACATATAGACAGAGATATATGGCGAGATTGTGGTTGCCGCTGTACCAGAACCTGTGCCGCCCGTTGTGCCCGATACGCTATGGGTGTGGTCAATATTTACAGAGTTTGTATTTGCGGCAGGCCCGTTTCCAGTGCCAAAGTCGTTTACAAACTCTTGGTTTGGGTCACCACCGTTATTTGCAGTAGAGTCTCTAGAACCAACTTGATGACTATGCGATGTATTAGCGCTCATCGTACCTGTTGTGGCACTAAATGTATGGGTGTGACTTGGTAAGTTAGCTGTTATTAGCGTTGTTGTGGCTGAACCGCCAGTAGAACCTGCTGTATATGTACCGTCTTGGCTAATTAACATCCGCCCAGAACCATAAGTTACCCACGTACCAAAACCAAATAAAGTATTAGGGTTAGTAGCCACCGTACTGATGTATATAGACCCAACAGGATACGCGGCCTGTATCCCAGCAGTCACAAATGCTGTTGTTGCAATCTGGGTTGTGTTTGTTCCCACAGACGCTGTCGGCGCAACGGGTACTCCTGTCAGCGTAGGGCTTGGAAACGTAGCACCCGCCATATAATTAGTAGCCGTCACAATATCTGTGCCGTTAGATACAAGGGTTACTTTTGCTGCGGCTGGGACTGATACGCCTGTTTGCCCACTCACTTTGACTGTGACCGCACCAGTAGAGTTGTTATAGATGAAGTACAGTTTCTTATTGGCTGGCACTATTAAGTTAGTGCTTGCTCCGCCTGTACCCGTTAATTCAATGAACATGTTACGGGCTACACCACTTGCGCCGTTGGGAATTGTGATTGTGGTATCTGTGCCAGTAGCGACGGCTTGAGTCACGTAGCCTGAGATTGCTTGTTCAAGCAAGGTGCCAAGGTTGGTGTTGGTGGTTGACCCCCAGTTACCCGCTTGGTCGCCAGTACCGATAAGCTCGATCGCTAAGTTGGTTGAGTACGTACTTGACATGGTTTACCTCATTGAAGGTTGTTTATATCTGTCCAGCCTGCGTTGTTGGTGGTGCTTACCACTGTCCAATCTGCTGTCTCTGTGTTGCTGATAAGCGCCCAGTTTGCTGTCTGGTCGTCGATGATTTTTATCCAGCCCGCTACCTGTGTATTGTCTGCCATATTGACATTCTCGGCAATGGCTGCTACGAAGGCGGCTTGGATGGTCGGCACATCCGCAAGGGTGATGTTCTCAGTGATGTCTTGCAGGAATGTAGCGGTAACAACTTGAGCATCCGCTACGCCAAAGTTCTCTGTAATGTCAAAGAAGAAGACGCTAAAGATGGTGATTAGTTCAGCGAGGGTGATGTTCTCGGTGCGGCTAACTGCAAACTGGGCAGTAATGGCTTCAACCTCTGCCATCGTTATGGCTTCGGAAATAGCCAAGGCAAACTGCGCCGTCATGGTAGGGGTGTCGGCTAGGGTAATTGGCTCTGTACGTGATGTCGTATAGGCAAACTGTGAGGCTGGGGTATCTGCGATTGTGAATGGCTCGGCGCGGTCATTCAAGAATGCTGTGTAAACGTCTTGGCTATCTGCGATTGTGATTGGCTCGGCACGGCTCACGGCAAAAGCAGCGGAGATGGTCTGGTTGTTTGCTAGGGTGATATTCTCCGCAATTGATTGCAGGAACGTAGAGGCTTGAGTGCTGGAGTCGCCCAGCGTGATTGTTTCTGTAACGCTACCAAAGTAGTTAGCCCCTGCGTCATTGTCAACGTCATCTACTATGATGTTCTCGGTTATGGACTGTAGGAACGCAGATGCTTGTGCGCTATCGTCGGCAAGGGAAATGTCTTCAGAGATAGATAAGGCGAACGCCGTCCCGCCAAGACCGGCAAAGGTAGATTGGGCAAAGGCGGCGTATCCGAACATTACTTATTTCTTAATGCCACAAGTTCGGCTTTTACTGTATCTAGTTCAGCCTTAAGTTCTTTTATAGATGCCACAAGCAATGGGATTACATCGGTGTAAGACAACAATAGTTTTTCTGTTTCTTGCCCTTCATCTTCAATAACAACGGCTTCTGGCAAAACTGCTTGCACATCTTGCGCTATTAAAAATACTCTACGCCTATCATCTGCATCAATTTTGTATTTACCAATAACTGTGCGTAGACTTGTGACTTTAGTTAAACCATTTATTATTGGTTCAATAATGTCTTTTTGTCGCTCATCTGAGATTGCCGCCCAAGAAGTTGCGCCACTTGTTAATTGAACACCAGAGGATACTGCTGAAACATTTATTTTATTTCTAGGATTTCCTGAACCATCCCAATCAGCATATATTTTTAAATCTGTTTGACCAATCATGTAGCCAACATTTTGGTTTGCTCTACCGCCACCGCTACCGCCAGTGAAAGAACCAATCCATCCTTGTGCGCCATTTCCTGAAGGTGAAAATGCTTGAATTTTTGCGTTTGAATCTGCGCTAGATGTTCCATTCGCAAGCACATTACCAGAGGTGTCAATACGCATACGCTCTGTAAAGTTTGTGCCAAAAGTCAAAATGCCAGAACCATTGTCCGTAAACATTCCAACAGTATTTGAGCCAGCACCACCCTGTAAAACATAAGCAGAACAACCGCTAACACCATCTCCAAAATGCGCTACTCTGTTAAAACCACTTACTGTCCCAGAATATCCACGAACAGCAAATTTTCCATAAACAGATGTGTCTCCAATAGTTACATTCTGTGAAGCATCAACAGTAATTGCAGTAGTGCCGTTTGACTGGATAACCGCTGTTGTATTTGTAGACCCAGCAAACAGCGCTGGGTTGACTTGCGTTAAAGCCATTATTGGTTCTCCTCTGCGGGTTCTGGTGTGTTGCCAGCCTCAAGCCAGCGAAGGTAGGCTTGGTAGTCTGTGTTGTCTGGATTTTCGGCAAACGAGGAAACCGAATCACCATCATGTCTAATAATTATTTTTGCGCCTTGAATTATTTTATATGTATACATTATCATAACTCCGCATTAAATCTGAGATAAGCCGTGTTGTTTGAATTTGTTTGGCCCATTGAACATCCATTAGCAGTCAAACCAGAAGCAACTGTAAATATTACTTGTCCTACATTAGGACTACTATTTGAATTTATAAATGGTACAGCGCTACAAGCAATATCTGAACCTTGAAACACACCATAATTGCTTGCTGTGCTTGTAACAGTTAATGTTGGGTAAGTTCTTAATTGGACAGGAAAATGCACAACAGTCCAAGATTGCGTTGTACTTGCGTTTGTACCAAGAGCAAACTTTACATTATTTGAACCAGAATCCCCCGTATTCATTTGAAAACAATACCTCTGACACAAAGCCAACTCCGTACCATACTGACGATACTCAAATGGGGATGCTGTTGTCCCTGCTTCTAGTTGCACACCTGTGACTTGCCATGTAGCTCCGTTTGTAGCAATTAGATTGGTCTGTCCCGTAAAACCAGTATAGGTAGTTGCAGTCCAAGCACTTGTTGGAGCCAATAATGTAGAGCCTGTGCCTAATGACCAAATAACATTTAAACCAATACCGTTTGTTTTTTCCCAAGTACCTGTTGTATCCCCAGCAATCGTAATTGTTTTTTGTTCCCAAGTATTTGCGGCAGAAATGGTGTAGCTGTACGGATAAAATCTATCGCCGTTTCCGTTGTGCAAAGTGCCGCCAAAAGTACCAGTCAGGCTTGAGCGAACCCAAAAAGAAAATGTAACAGTTACAGCATTTGCAGTACCCCAATTAAGGTCGGCAATGTTGTAGCCCTCGACACGCTGTCTAAGTAAATAATTTTGCGTTGCGCCAATAGATGCGTCGGCAGTAGTAACTGTTGCAATAATAGAATTTACAAATCCAGCGGGTACAGTAGATGATTGTTGGAGCGTAAAAACACCATCTGAAGATTGTCCAGTTCCAAAAAACCTGTCTACTGGATACGCTTGGCCTGTACTATTTACAGTAACTGCCGCCCCTGCGTTTCTCTGGTCTATGACCATATTCCCATTTATGATTTTGTTGCGGAAGGTTACGTTGCTTGAGCCGCTCTGTGCGATGTTTACTGCTAGGGTCATGTTGTCACCTTGGGATACTTGGCTTTCACTGCCATTACTTTAGCCAGCATTTCTGTTTGGGCATCTTTACCTTTCCATAGTGCGTCTAGTTGGTCACCGATGGTTGGGTACTCTGCTACTCTTTTGGATACATACGCTTTTGGGTCAACCCATGCGTTGACTGCATCCATGTCAATATCAACTTTTTTGCCGTCTTTATCAAATGCACCAGCAGTATCACTAATAGTGACAACATTTGAATACAGTGCAAATATTGCTTTGTGGTTCATGCCGCAATCTCCATTACAGTTATTGTTGATGTTCCACGGGTTCTTCCAGCGATATTGTCATCTGCTTGTGATTGGTTAACGCATAAAGTAGCCGCCGCAGAATTACCAATCTGTACGCCATAGGTTGTTGATGAAGTAGTTGCAGGGCTATCTAAATAGTTAAACGCCATTGCATATGTTCCATAAGAAGCAACGGGCCATGCGGCTGATGTGCCTAAACTTCTATTACCAGCCGTTGTTGCTATTGCACCAGATATAGCCGAGCCACCTTTTGTTAATTGGGCATTGAGATAATTTGTATCCGAGCCAACAGTCATAGTAACTAACACCATAACTTTGCTTGATGAACTTGTTGGAGTAATGCTTGCTGTAAGCCCAGTAACAGCAGAAAAACTATTATTTACAGATGCGCTAAATCCAGTAGTTAATGTTGTGCTTACCACTTGCAATACAGCACCCGCTGGCATAGTCGCCTTGGGAATTGTGCGTGAGCCAGTTAACTTAGACGCAGAGACATCAACAATGTAACTATCCGACACGCTACCCGCAGTAGCAGGTATAGCATTCAACACCGAACTGACAAAGAAGCTCTCTGTAACTACTGCGTCACCTACCGTACATGCGTTGGATAGAACTACTGTCGTTCCTGTAGTGGCTGTGAAGTCTGTAGATACAAGGCGTACTCCGTTTCTATACACATCAATGTAGCCAACGGTATAAGAAGGCACACTGAATGATGTCTGCCCCGCTGTCGCTGTGAAGTTCGTTACTGTTCTGTAGGCTGTAGTCGTTACTCCGCTGGCTGGGATGCCAAGGTATCTGACGCTGATGTTGCTTGTACCGCTTGGAGGCGCGGCAGAGAAGGTCAGGGTTGTGCCTGATACAGAATAGGTTGATGGGTCTTGGAGTACACCAGTAACCGCTACGATGATTGAAGACGTGTTGGCGGGAGCCACCGTCATGGTGTACGCTGTTTGTGAGCCTGTCCCGCTAAACGTGTCAGTCAAGAAGGCTGCTGTGAATGGTTGGTTACCTATGAAAGCCATTACGCCACCTTTGCTTTGAGTTCCGCTATCTCTGCGGCTTGTGCGTCAACGATTGTCTTTAGTTCTTGGATGGACTTTGTAAGCAACGGAATCATGTCCGCATAACTCATTCCTAAATAGCCTTCGTCTTTATCCATAACATTGACTGCTTCTGGAAAAGTTGCACGAACATCTTGTGCAATTAAAAATGGGCGTTCAACACCTAAATTATCTTTGTATTCTCCAATAACACAACGATAGTCTTTTAGTTTTTCAAGCGCATTTGTAATTGGGCGTTTAATATTTTTTAATCGTTCGTCAGATGCGGCAGACCATGATGTAGCACCATTACTTAGGTATACGCCACCGCTTAATGCTGTGCCAGAAGAACCCCTTCTGATATAAAAATCAGCGCCATTAGTTAAACCATACATTACCCAACCATAGGTTCCATCTAAAACGCAAACGCCACCACCATATGCTCCTGCTGCTGTAATAGCGGCTTTTATATAAGCATTTGAACCGGACGGGTCAAAACCAGAAATATTTCCACCTGTTATAGAACCATATCCTGTACCACTATTTCCAGCAGTAAGTTGACCGCTAGTGGTGATACGCATACGCTCTGTGTTGTTTGTTAAAAACGCAACAGGGTCATTGGAGTATGAACCAATAACAGGTTTATCAGGGCCAGCCGTTACGCCGTAGTAACCAGCAATAAAAGTTGTTAGGCTATTAGAGTTTTGTGCAACAAATAAAGAGTCGCCATTTACAGGTGCTTTAATAGCAAGTTGTTTTGCGGTTGCAATTACAGTTGGGCTTGTTTGGTTAATCCCCACATTCTGTGAAGCATCAACAGTAATCGCAGTAGTGCCAGCAGATTGAAGCGTTAGCGCAGTAGCCGCCGCAGACGTAACCGTGTTTATTACAGGAGATGTCAGGCTCAGTGGGGCGTTTAACCCGTTTTGTCCAATCGTACTAATAGGCATGTTAGACCTCTAATTCTTTCCAAGACGTAATTGTCTCATCCCACCTATACACCTTACCATCTATTGGCATTGGAGTTGGGGGAACCCAACGGCACGTATCTTCATTTAGCGTCCAAGACGGGTATGGTTGTGGTGCGATAAACGCATCCCTAGTGCTGTCATAGGTATAGCCGATACCAGCGTAGTTCTTGCGGATGTTGCCGTGGTAAGAAGTACGTTTACACACTTGACCCCGAAATTCACCGTAATACTGTTCCCAGTCATGGGTAGTGTCAGTCTCGTCTTTGCCGACAATTACTTCGGTGACAACATTGTTTTGATCTAGAAATGCGTAGTGTGCCATTAGAAAGTCACCGTTCCAGTTCCTTGGGTAAATGTGTAGGTTTTGTAACCGCCAGAAGTTACTGGCCCTGAGTACGTCAAGCCAGCGTCAATAGTTTTAATGTTGGGGTAGGTGTCTGTGTAACGAATAATCACAATACCAGAACCCCCTGCACCGCCAGCCGCTAAACCGCTACCGTTACCACCACCACCACCGCCTGTATTGGCTGTTCCGCTATATGAAGTGCCAGTATTTGAGCCGTTACCGCCACCGCTACTGGCGCTACCGCCTGACCCTTGATTTGTGCCTCCACCGCCGCCACCGCCAGCGCGAGCTGTCCCGTTAAATGTTGACCCCGAACCGCCATTACCGCCAACGTGTGAACTAGGGGCAGTCGTGCCAGCAGAACTAGCGCCACCGCCGCCGCCACCGCTATTTGAGCTACCGTTACCACCGTTGTTACCTTGGCCTCCTGTGCCAGAACCACCAGAGGCACTTCCATAAGAGCCACCACCGCCAGAACCACCGCTATTTCCGTTGCCGCCGGGCGGTGCGCCACCACCGGCAGTAGATGTGATTGAACTAAAAACTGAATTATTGCCATTAGATCCATTGCCGGGCCCACCAGCGCCAACAGTCACAGTAAGGGCAACTCCAGCAGTAACGGCAAATCCGCTTGCTGTGCGATAACCGCCAGCGCCACCGCCAGCAATGTAACCACCGCCACCACCAGCAACCACAAGATATTCAACAGTTGGAGTTGGGTAGCCGGGCCATATTCCTGCCGTAGCAGATTGCATTTGCGTGTTTGCCGTCCACATCCCCTTAGCAGTTGATGTTGTTGGTGCTGTGTAAGTGGATGAAACTATCCCACCGGGCCAGCGTCTACTCACGTAATCACCTCAAAAGATGCCACAAAAGTCAATGCACTAGATGTGCCGCTTGTAACACCAATAGATTGGTTCTCTGTTACATAGATTCCATTTGCCTTATCAACCACAATCAGTGATGAGTTAGCGGGTACGGGTATGGCACTTGCAAGCGGGTAAGCAGTACCAGAACCAAATGTGGCATTATTTGCAATAGCCACCGTTGCATTAGCCGCAGAGCCAGTTGTATTTGTTACAACAATACTGTTAATTTTGTTCACAGAGTTAACGGCTGGGGTCAGTCCAGTCAATGCTGTAGTTCCGTTATAAGTCCATGAAGTATTTACAGCCGTACTACCCGGTGTTACATAGGCGGTATTACCATAAATAGATGTGACGTTAAGTATGTTTGGGTTTGCCATTTCTTATCCTCCAAAGACGATTGCCATAGCAATGCTTTTACCAATTGTTATTCCACCAAGATTTGCCAGCCCTGTTGCCGCTGTACTTCCGTTAGTACCACCATTCGCAATAGGCACTACTAAATTAGAAGCCAAAGACGTAGTCGTCACGGTATTCTGACCCGGTGCAATCACCTGCGTTATCGGGCTTGTGTAGTAAACATAGATGTTGTTAGTCCCGCTCAACGGAGCAGAAGTAAATGTGATTGTGTTGGCGCTGACTGTGTATGCTGAACTGGGGTTTTGGGCTACGTTATCAATCGTAACTTGGACTTGGGCTACAGACGCGACTGGGCGAGACAGCGTGAATGCGGTCGTACTGTTGTTACCACTGAAGTAGTCAATGGCTGGGGTGAAAGCCTGCGTGGTGTTAGTGTTGCCTATGAAAGCCATTTAGACCACCGTCAATCCTGATACCCAAGCATCGGCTGAAGAAGACGCGCTTGCTACCAATACCAAAGCATCACTTGCTTGCAGAATAATCCTGTTGCCTTGGATTACCTCTAGCGAACCACCCACGGGGACAGTAGCTGTCTCTACCACATAGTAGTTGACTGCTGAACGGGTAATGTAGACATCACAAGTAATGGGTGAAGTAGAAGTGTTAGACACCACAAGGCTGGCTACAGCCAATGTGCCAGAAGCGACTGTTGTTGCAGTAGTACCGCCCGTGCTTATGTTCTTAACCCCATACGATACGTTGGTGTAGGTTGCCATTTTTTATCCCATCATGAAGGCTAGGTAGTACGCTTGGTCTGCGGAGGCCGCATTGTTGACCGCCCATGTTGGAGCCGTACCATTTGAAGTCAAAATATATCCGTTAGCGCCGATGCCTAAATTAGACAGTGCAGTGCCAGAAACGTAATAAACCATGTCACCAGCGGTGTAACTTGTCAGCCCAGTACCACCATAGCCTGTTGCGATTGTTGTACCGTTCCAAACTGCACTGGAAATAGTAGCGTTATTAAAAGTTGCGGCAGTGTTATTAAAATTGTACGAGCCGGGCAGGAAAGAATAGATGCCAAACGTACCCGCAGAAGTTGAGATGTTCGTTGCACCTAACTGAGCAACACCACCAGAAGGAAGGGTTTCAATTACCGCGCTAGCGTTATTTGTGACTGTAAGAACGCCAGAAGAGTTGTTTACAAACAGAAAACTTTGTCCAAGCTGCAATGTTGTAGCGTCGGGCATTTGGTAAGTGTGTGTAGTAGACCCTACTAATATCTGATTTCTTGCTGAAGCTACAGTTAGGACTGTTGTGCCGCCCGAGGCTGTTGTTGCAGCGAAGCCCGCTACGTAATTGTTAAAAACAATATTCTGGTTTGCATCACGTAATACAACCGAGTTAGCCCCACTTGATGCAGTTACGCCCGTACCACCATAAGCAACAGGAATAGTAGAGCCATTCCAAGTACCAGAAGACACTGTACCCAACGCACTGACATTACCAGATGCGTCTAGGTTAACGGACTTGCTAGATGGATAGGTTACAAAGACGTTGACTGTCCCAGAGAACGTGACCGCTGACCCTGCGTTACTGGATGCCAGAATGGTTGTGCGTGTAAGAGTCGGGCCAGTAGTTGAATACGTGCCCACACCAACTTCCCAGTTGCCCGTAGCATCAAACGAAGAGTAATAAGTGGTGTTGCCATTCCCAACGACGGCGAAGGATTGGAAGCCCGTGACAGAGCCAGATAAGGTAAAACTTACCGTGGTATTGGCTGTGCCAGTCTGTTGTACCCGGTCATTGAGGGCTAGAGCCATTTAAGAATCCTTAGCTGGTAGCGGTGGTGCTATAAGTTACGGTGACTGTGTCTCCGGATGTAACAGTCTTGGCAGTGCTGAAGTTACCTTCTGAGTACAAAGTACCCGCAGTGCTAGAGATTGTGCTGACTGCGCCAGTACCTGTCACCAAGAAACATCCATACACAGTAGCAGAACCTGTCATTGTGTAGGTGATAGCCGTAGCCGTTGACGTAGTGACGTTTGATGGAGTTAGACCAGATGAACTAGCCGCCGCGAATACTGCCGTACCGCGCACTGCTGAACCGCCCACGGTGTAAGTAGTCAACTCAGTCCATGTCTTGGAAGTCATGGTGTCTGCTGCTGCATACGTGGTGCTGTTGTTAATCAGACCTAAGAATGGGCCAACTGTTGTGTAAGTACCAGATGTACGCAGGAGTGTGTTTAGTAACAACTCTTTACCAACGGCTACGACCAAGTTAGGAAATTCATCTTCCCATTTGAGGTTGCCTTCGGCGTCGCGGCAGACAACATGGTACTGACCATCAATGCCCATACCTTCTGGGATGGATGCGTTAGCTTGCAGTGTGGCTACGGCGTTATCGCCAAAACCGGATTGTTCTTTGTGCATATGTGCTCCTATGAGAGTCGGATGATTGCAGACGTATTAGTGACTGCTGGGAATTGTACGGTGAATGTACTAATGCTGGTCTTGTCATTACCAAAATCTAGCACGCATACTGCGGGGTTGGTTGTGCCATTAGACAAGTAAATCAACGCACCTCTTGCGGTGATTGCGCCTGTCCATGCTGCGTTTGTAAATGATAGATAGGCTGTAGAACCAGAGTTACCAACAGTAGGAACTTGCGATACTGATAGTGTTAAACCGCCAGCCACATAATTCCCGCCAGATGTTTCACCTATGCTTGTATAAGCAGTGGTATCTTGGTTTAGTGTGGCTGCGTTGGTATACAGAGCAATCTTGTATGTTTGAGCGCTGTTAAAGTCAAACACCCCGTCAAGCAAGCCTACCTTGAACGTATTGGTTGCCCAGTTACCTGTGAACGCCATTATCTAATCCCCGTATTTTGTGGTAGGGGTGCTTCACGATACTGACCAGAACGATACGCATCACTGCGCTCCAGACCATCTCCGAGGCGTTTAGCAAGGGCAAGGGCTTCCTTGTACTTAGTGTCATACAACACAATTAAATCTTGTTCGCCCTTCATGTAGGTATACGCTTCAACAAGTGATCCGTATAACAGAACAGTATCAAAGTTGTCCCCCAGCCAAGTCTGACCAGAAGCGGCAACAGTGATTGACACGGGGTAATAGTAATAGTGCAGTTCTACAGAGTAGGACGCATCGGGTGTTGGGCCAACAATGAAAGAGAGTTCATTGGTGATTGTGCTGGTGTTAACAGTCGGACCAAACAACGCATAGTATTTAGGAATCCCCACATCTGTGGTTGGGTTGGGGTACGACTGGCGGATGAAACTCACATCTTTGTTTAGCAAGTACTCGTAGTTACCACTAGCGTCAATCACCGCTAAAGAGTAAGTAG